TGCAGTCGCCCTCGCCTGAGACGTGTCCGGATCGGGCATTTCTATCGGATAGGATGATTGTACCATCACTATACCATTCTGATAGTTCGGCATAGTGTGCGCCGCATTCACGGCCTCGCACGCGATTTTCATCGCCTCACCCGACGACTGTGCGTAGGTGTCGATCGTTTCCAGCGCGGTGCAGAGTGCTTTCTGTGTGACTCCGGTGCCTCCTGTGGAGAGGACTCGAATGAATGCGGCTGGACGGTCCGGACTTTCAGGGCGGCGAGCCACAACGGGAACGCTCATGTGCGTGGACAGGAAGTCCATGAGCCTCTTTTTTATGTCCGGCACCGTGGGGGCGCGATCGTATGTGGGGCTCATTTCCCGCCCCCACCCATTGTGAGGCCGATCGCACGCTCCAGTGTGTGTTCCCTCATTTGTCTGCGCATTGCGGCAATGGTGCGCGCCCTAACATATCCGCGGGTTCGATTTCCATGCGTCGTCTCACCCTCGAATCCACGGCCGGCGGCATTAGCCACACGCCCAGTCTCGAGCGTGACAGTCCGGGCCACGTCAGGGCCACGCAGAAGATCGGCGACACCGTCCCTGTTGAGCTGGAATTTTACTTTCGGCATTATTCGCTCACCTTGTCTTCATTGGCGCGAATCTGTACGACCATTCCCTTGGGATACGGGGAGGGGCGCCCTTCGACACGGTATTCTATGCCGTCTACAATGAGATGATCTTCGGCGGTCACGTCGATTGTAGTATTCCGCCAGTAAAGGGCGGCGGGGACGGTGACGGGCATTGCCCCAGCACTGATAGGCTCAGTAGACGTAGCCGGCGCAAACACCGCGGGCGGTAAAGCAACGTTCTCCCACTGCCCCGGCACGGGATTACCGTACTGATCCTTTGACGCAGAACCACGCCTACGCCGCGCGACAGGCACATACCCTGAAAGCATTACGATTCCTGCCAGCTAATCGCATTAATATCTTCGATTAGCTGATCGGTAGCTGACCGTACATCGTAATCCTGCAGGAGGTCCACCTCGAACGCGCCGCCAGAGCCTCCGAGAGCATCTTTCTCCTCGCGTTTCAGGTAGAGGCCGCCTTCAGGATTCTGATACGTGAACTGATCACTAAACGGACCGGTCGTGTGTGATTCTGACGCGATAATACCGTGAGGCTCGGAGTATATTCCGCCGCCACTGTCTGTGACGCCGCCGATAGCGTCTCCGCCTTGCATTGCGCGGCGCACCACGGCGCACGCTACACGCTTTCGTGTGCGAGGCGTGGCGGATTCCCAGCGGGGGCATTTCGACACGATGAGATCGGTTGCGTCGGCGAGGAGTACGTCGGCGCGAATGCGCTCATTGTCTGAGAGTGCCCGCCATCGGGCTTCTAGGTCTTCGACCGTGGCGAACGGGATAATGTCGTCAGGAATCACTTTACCGTCTTTCTGGGGCGGCCTCGTCCTCGACGGGGGGCAGGCGTCGGCGGGGCAGTACGAGGGGAGGAGGAGGTGGGCTCGTCTGCCCCGCCGGCGTCATCATTCTTAGGGGTGATTTCGTCGTATTCGTCTCCGAGCATCACATTGTGGTCGTCTGCGAGATGGATCACAATGTCGTGGTCTCGGTGCTTGTAGGATCGCATTTCCGGAATCGCCCCTGGGAAAAATTTTGTTTTGGATGGGTTGTGTTATCTTTTTCTTTACGGCGATTTTATCAGGCGCCAGCCTTGGTCTTAATCGTCGCGAACTTGTCCGGGAAAACATACCAGGCGTACAGAATCTCGAGACGAAGAGCAATCTGGTTCCGCCTCTTCAGGTCACCCTGACCGTCCGGGTCACCGAAACGGATAATCTCAAGCGGAAGAGAACGCTGGATACCCCACCGAATGCCGTCAACGAAGTCGCCGACAATGCCCTCGACATTGGTGGCGACGGTCGCCTCAGGCTTGCCCGCAACCGTGTTTCCAGCGGCAGCCGGAAGCCCCATGAAGTTGTCAATGTCGACGCCGAGGCCGATCTGCGGGTAACGCGGCGTACCCGAAGGCGACCCGTCAGCATTCTTGGTCTGGAGGCTACCGAGCGCCCAAACCGCGGACGGGGCAAGCGCAAGGCCAGTCGGAGTAATCGGATTAGCGTTATCGTTAATGAGGAGTCCGGCGGCCTGACGGATCGCCTGGTCCATCTCCGTAGTGCCGACCTCGACATTCTTGGTGGTAGAGGTCAGGTAGTTGGTCCACGCGTCAATAACAGCACCGGTCAGCGGGTTAACACGATGGTAAAGACCAAGGTCGAGGGCACGAGAAAGCGCCTCACTGCCCTTCTGCGCGAGCTGGTTGAGGACGTCAAGCTGATAGTCTTCGTCAGCCCACTGGACCTCCTCGTTGAATCGCATAGTGACCTGAGCCTTGTGCGGCTTAGCGGTCACGTAACCGAACTCGCCGGACGTGGGAGCCTTTTCGGCGCCCTCGTCAACGAACTCGGCGCGCGGGAAATTATCGAAAGTGATAATGTCCACGTCGCCGAAGGTCATGGGGATTCCGCCGTTGAGCTTGGCGACGGTGGAGAGGGTCTGGGTGCGAGTAATGATCCCGTCGGCGATCTGCCGAGGCATGAGGACCTTCGCCTTGCCTGAATCAAACACGGCCATTTTAGTTGGTTTCCGTTTCTTTCTAGTATCTTATTTTGGAATTGCGGCTGTACTTGTGTCAGTCGCCGGCGAAAACGTTCCGAGCGAATTCTGCAAGATTGCCGCCGTCGTTGTCGGGCGTGGCTCCGGCCTGCGGCACCACGGGGGCAACAGACGGCTTAGCGTCGTGCAGTGCTTTGGCGATTGCGGCAGCATGAGCGTTAATTTCATCCTCGGTTGTTCCTCGGATCAAATCAGCGCTGATACCGTGCTCTGCGGCGGCGTTGGCGGACCATTCGCGGACTTTGGCGGCGGTTTCGAAGTCGGCGACCTTGGCCTTTAGGGCTTCGATTGTGGCGTCTTTGTCGCCGATGGCCTTGGCGAGCTCATCTCGTTCGTTGGCAGCGCGCTTGTTCTCTTTGGCGCGATTCTCCCACTTACGGGACTCGCTCTTCCAGTCAATTTCAGGCTTACCGACGGCAGTATTGTCCTCACTCTTGGGGGCATTGCTGCTGTTAGTGGCGCTGTTGTCGGCTGGCGTGTCACTTGCGGCATTGTCGCTCATTGGGCGTTTCCTATATTTTGACCGTGCGGTTATTGTGATATTTTCAGGCAACTATTTTGGGCTTTGCAGCCGTCCTTGTGGCCCTTGTTTATGCATTGTAGCACAATCATTCAATCGGCCGGCCGCGCCATTCTGTGAGCTCCTCTTGGTGTGTGTCTATCCACGAGGAGACGAGCTCACGATGGCGTTTGCGGCCTTTTTCAGTTTTGTGTCTTGCTGCGAGCGTATATGCTTTCGCTGGCACTTCCCGGGAGGTTGGGTCCCATGCGGGGACTGCGACGCATTTGCAATTGTCGTGCGCCCCGAATGACGCGGTTCCCTGGCTGCGGTAGTAGCATTCGTTCATTGTGAGCATGACACAGAAATTGCATGCCTGAGGGTTGCGTGTTCGTCTTTCCCAGCCCATTGCTTCCGGGTCGGCCCATGTCATGTCTGCGATTTGTGCGCGGGCACCGTCGCTGACGTATCGAATGAGCGCCCCTGTCAGATAGGATAGGGCGATATCGGGGTTCCCGGCGTATAGTGCTCCTGCACTGAATCTGACACTGTCGTCGATTTCACCTTGCGGTGTGAGTGGTGTTTGTACTGTGGGGGCGTCGCCTGGAATGTCCTGGTCTAGGCGCATGTCGCGGTACCATTCGTCGGCGATTGCGGCGGCCGCACTGCCGTATTGGTCGACGAGGGCGGGCATGATTTCGAGCAGAAGATCTCTAGCGTCCTGGGGCCTTTGCCGTGCGGTGTGCGGCCAGAGTGTGTGTAGATCATTTTGGGCGAGCGTGGTGAGTGAGTCTATTGCTCGCCCGTACGCCCCGATTTCTGCGGTTGACAGCATAATAAGTGTTAGTTTATTGGTGTTTTGGTGCCGCCGGGCAGTTTAATGTTGCGCTTAACCCTGTTCCTTGTATTGGGTGCGTTATTAAGGTTCAGGTTGTTGCCGCTACCGTTACTGCCGTTGCTGTTGCCGGCGTTGTCACCATTGTCGCCGCCATTATTGTTGGCTACGTCACCGTTTTTGGTGTTCTCGTCATTCTCGTCAACATTCTCGTTGTTCGTGGCGGCGAGAGCACGATCAAGCAATGAAACCGCATTCTTCTTACGATTCTCAGCATTAATGTCTGCGAGATCGTCCTCGGTGAGCCCGGCACGCCGCATGAGAGTCTGCGACTCCTGCAACGACGGGAACGCACTAACCATTTTGACCGCGAAATCGGCGGCAGATGAGGGCGAGGAATAGCGGGCGGGGGTCCACTTCACCGAAGTCTTCCAGGACTCTGCCGGCGGCTCGTCAAGCTTATCCCGGACCATAATAATATTCTGCAACGTGCGCCGCAGAGGCGCGGTGAAAATGCGCCACTGATACTCGGCCTCGTCCGCGAGCCCCGCCTCAGCCGCCTGCATCGCCTCGGCCGAGGCGGGGTTCTCCGCAAATACTCCGATCGCGGACTGAGGAAGGTTTGTGGCTGCACACAAATTCTGTGCCAGCTGCCGGTACATTTCCAGGTGAGGACTCATGGTCATTTGTGAGAATTGCCCCACACTGGGAATGTCGCCGTTTTCGTTCGGTTCCAAGACTTGGACGCGGGCCATGATTGCGGACCAGCGGTCTTGGCCGGCAAAGTCTGCTCTTTCTGCGCCGAGCACGTAGCGTTGTGGTGAGGAGAAGAATTCGGCGGATGTTTCTGCGCGGACCATTGTCCTCACCGCCGCGTCTGTGAGGTATCTTACTTCACGGGTGATTCGCGAATGCCCCAACGGGCGGTTCAGCTGTGGGTCGTAGCAGAGTGCTTCAACGAAAATACGGTTGGGCGTATCCCCGAGCTTTTCGGCCTTCCATCCGCCGCCGTTCTCTTTGGCGTCGATTCGCCAAATAGCGGTGGACGTGTGCATGATGGCGCCGGCCGGCTGCCCGTATTTGTCGGTCTGATCAATTGTGAGGGCGGCTTCGATTATGCGACGCCTAGTGTCCCAGAGCGCGGCGGACCATTCTGCGTCACGGGCCTGTACAACGACGGGCGGTTCACCGATGGTCTCGTCCCCGCGCGTCACTGTGAGCAGCGAGAAAGAATGCTTGTACGCGGACGTTATCGCCTGCGCGAGATCAAGGTCATAGTTGTTCGCGGATAGTATTTCGTTTGCTTCGAAAGCGTCGGGGGCGCCGTTCAGGGAGTAGCCTTCGAACACGTGCCTTCTGGCGAGCAGGGTGACGACTTTCTGAGGCCATCCCAACGCGGCTTTGGTGCGCGTCATTTGCGGCGGAATACTGATACCGAGGTCCTGGAAAGCGCGGTGGCCGTCGTAGTAGACGGAGAGCAGCTTGTTTTTGTTCGAGTGCTGCTGCCATTTCTGCCACAGCTGCAGAAATGTTACCCGGTCGTCGTCGGGGAGTCCGGAAATGCGTGAGGGTGCCGGCGTAGCATTAACGAGTCGCCCGTCGTCAGGATAAATTTCAGTCATAGGAACAGTACTCCGCCGCCACGATCATTTCTACTATTGGCGTTTTCGATTTTATCATAAGGCTTATAGCGGGGCCTCCTTTTTGTTGTGCGTGCCGCCCACATTGCGAGCGTGCATGCTTCTAGGCCGGCTACGGTGGCGCCTGGCGGGGCTTGTAGCGCCCATCCCCCGGACGTTCCGATCGGGCGCGGTGTAGCGGATGCGGCCTCGGTCCGCAGTTGCATGTCGTCCAGGTGTGTGATTGTGTTTTCGCGTAGTGAGGCGTCGAGCATGCTGTAGGCGTCTATGATTTGCGTGATTGTGGGGGTGATGATGACTTGGGGGCGTACTTCGATGGCGCGGAGTCTTTCGATTGTGTCTCCGGCACCGTATTTTCCGTCTACGATGATTTGCGCCCACCTGTCTTTTGTGTCCGCAATGTAGTCTATGATCCATTGTGTGCCTTCGTTCATGCGGCGGACGCCTTGGTGGGTGCATAGTTCGACGTGGGTGGGCGTGTTTTGCTTGTGTCCTGCTCTGGCTAGGGCGCAGGTTGATCCGTCGGGTGCGAACCTTATTGCGGCGCACCACCGCATACCAGTGGGAGTGTTTTCTGGCCGTATTGTGGTGGCGTTCCAGGCGACGGGGTCGATTGCGAGCCTGTCGTTGGCGCGGTCCCAGATTCCGAGGCCTTCACGGCGGAATGATTTTTCTCCGAGCTGCCGGCGCATTCTTAGAATGGCGGATTCGGGTGTGCGGCGAGGGTATGATGGGTTGGCTTTTTCCCATTGTTTCCTGTCGTCGCTGTTAGCGTCATAGTCGGCGGCCAACTCCAAATAGAGGCCGTCTTTTATTTCGCCTTGTAGGGCGAGGTTTCGGAATTCGCTGAATGCTTCTGACGGGTCTTTTGGTTTTGGTGGTGTTCCGATTTTGATGATGAGCGGGTCGGGCGCCGTGTTTGTGGCGGGGATCATGTCGTCTAGTGCGGCGGCGCCGAGAATCTGGGCTTCGTCGAAGAGAATCATATCTACGCCGTGGAATCCTCGTCCGAATCCGCCTTCACGGGCACCGAACAGGATTCGTGATCCGTTGTTGAAGAGGATGGCTTGTTGTCCGTTTGCTTGCCGTATTCTGTTTACGTAGGGGGCGATTTCGGGTATTTGTGCCATTCCTTTCATGTCGTTGAATGTTTCGTCTGCGGTGCGTGTGCGGTGTGCGGTCCAGAGGACGAAGTAGTTTGGGTGGAGTGTGGCGAGTGCGAATGTTAGGCCGCCGATTGTGTATGTTTTGCCGACCTGACGAGGGATGGATGCTTGGATTCCGTCGATGCTGGCGGCGTAGTGGCCGTCGTTTCGTTTTGCGAGGATTGCTTTGAGCCAGTCTCGTTGCCATGTGTCGAGGGGGTATTGCATTTCTTGGAGGCGGCGTTGGACTGGCGGCCAGGCGGTGTGTGTGATGTTTTCTGGGAGGGTGAGGTGGGCGGCGATTTCGCTTAGGTGTTTTTCGCTCATTTTTTAGATGCCGTCCCAGGTTTGTGTTTCGTTTGGAATGTCGGTGGGGGGTGTTTGTGTGTTTTTGTTTTGTGTGGTGGCTAGTTGGTCTGTGATTTGTATGAGTTGTGCTGTGAGTTTTGTGAGTGCTGTGTCGCCTGTTCTGGGGTCGTCTATGACGGTGGCGATTTTGTGTGCTAGGGCTTGGCGGATGAGGGTGGGGTTGTTTGTGTTTGTGGCGTCTGTGATGGGGGTGGGGCTGTTGGGTTCGTATATGGTGATTGTGGTGTTTGTGTGGGTTGTCATGTTTCCTATTATATGTGGTGATACCAGTCACGCCTATCGGGGTTTTCCACAGGGTTTTCCACAAGTAGTCCTCAAGTGGGGGAGTTTTCCACAGGGTTTTCCACAGGTTGGGGAGTTTTCCACATGACGGCGGTCACATTGTGGTGTGGGTTACTGGAGTTATCCACAGGGTTTTCCACAAGCAGGGAGGGATGGGCAGACCAACTAGCCACCA